GGATGATGTAGGGTTTTTATCATCAAAGGAAAGTGAGCAGGCATTCGCCCTATTTGATTGTGGCGTAGAAGAGGGGCACTATTTCTCGGAAGATTGGTTGTTTTGTCATAGATGGACAAAGATGGGCGGAACAATCCACGTGGATGTGACCATTAATCTTAATCATACTGGTCCAGTAGACTATCGCGGATGTTACTTGGCATCCGTAATTTAGTAGAGTCAGTTTATATTGCGTATTCCAAACGACGCAAAATATCATTGCAATGTATATGGAATGACTTGTGAAAAGCAACAAACCAAAAAATACAAATTAAGGAACTCTCCGCCTTATTCTGCGATGGATTGCAAAGGAAAAACAATGAAGGGAAAAGACGGGACATACATATCAAAACCAGATAAAAATAACACATATAAATGGGTAAAACAGAGTTCGGCAAAGAATTCTACGAAAAAAAATTTAGAAGGTATTAAGCCAAAGCATAAATATGAGATTGTGGATAACGGAGCAATTCCGTATGTTGTAAAGGATTATGGCAAACGTGTGGAAGTATATTCCAATAAATATGATGAAACCGCAAATAATGAGGTAATTCAAGGAAAAATATTGGACGTTCCGTATAAGAAAATATTCGTGGGGGACAATGAATTGAAGTTGAAAGGTTATGAAAAGCGTGGCAAGAGACGCGGGAATTCAATTCTATTGCAAAATATGAACGGCAAATACACCTATATTGGAGACAAAATAAGTGAATTTTCGACAAAAGAAGGTGATGTCATTAAAGAGTATTACTCGCCATTAGGAAACAGCGCCGTCCCTTATCCTTATGCAGTCGGCGAAAAATTCACATACTTATTGGTTGATGAATTGATGTACGTGAATAATGATTTGCTGGATTTAACAAAGGATGTAAATGAACAGTATTATCAATTTTCAGTTCCCAGAGAAGAATTAAAAACAAGAGAGAAAATTGTCGGGAAACCGCTTTCCTCAAAAACGTTATTTAAACGGTTCGCGTTATACCGATAAAAAATATTTCCATAATAATCATTTGTTATAGAAATATAAACCCCTCGTCTTTCATTAGATTGCGCATAGCATCTATGTCGCGAACAGCATTGTCATTCAGTTTAAGATTCATATTGTCGTATTCCGTTTCACGTCGACCTTGAAATAACCTATATACCCGCATTAACCCACTATAATCCGTGATGTACTTTGTATTTTTTAGCAACCATATATAAAATCCCAAAGCGGGGTTATTGTTGTCATGTTTGTATTTACAGTACTCTTCGTACCAATGAAGAGTTTCATATAGAGAAGTATTTGTATTCGCATTATAATCGGTACCAGAGAGCATAATGATTTCGCGAAAATCCTTCTCGGACATACCTAGATCAGTTAATATGGACTGCGTATCATATAACATAACCGTTTGGTTCATCAAACTTAAATTCCGAATAACATACGGACATTTATATAAGAACATATCCATATCATCGCTTACACACCCCCACGCTTTGCCTGATGATACAAAATGTGCACATAGGTCGTCTGCTTCGCCTGGTGCATCATAATATGTTACACAATACGCATCCATTAGCCGTTTTACTTTCATGACGTCTTCGTCATATACCCGAACACATTGACGTTTTAAATTATCAAGTTCAGCAGTCATTTTAGCGCGGTCGCCCTGACCTGTTTCCATTTCTGTTTGGAGTTTCAAATACTTTTCATATGCAGCACGTTTATCCAAGTAACGTTGTCGTAACAATTCTCGTTTTTCAGGCGGCGGTTTTCCATCAAATATAAATATAGGAACGATATTGTGTTGAAGCATAAGCGATATAAACAAATACATATTTTCGAGCAACGCATCTTCGTTAATAAATTGATATAGATAAATGCTCGTGTCAATAACCAACGTTTTTCCAGCCAATACACTTAAATTGACCTTCTGTATAGATGTTTTGCTGCATTTGTCGTGCAAATAACGGTTTAGATTTTTTATTCCCATATACTATTGATATTGTTTATTGCACTTAATATAACGGCAGGGCACAATTCAATTTTTCTAACGAGCAAACGATATAATAATCTCTGCGTATTAGATATACTACACAAATGACCTCGGCGTACACTGGTCTGAACGAGTTTTTATCAGATAATATATTCAAAACGCATATAATACAGAATGATCAGATGAACTTATCGGCGAGAAGTCGCAATTTTATGGGGAAAATATTTAACAATATAAGACGAGCAGAGAGAACCTACCAACCCGAGAAAATGCAGGCCACTTTATTGTACGTATCAAGAGATGGACTGCCGCGAGGAACATCGTACTCCTATTGTCCAAAACCAATTCGGGATGAAATAGAACAAACGTCAAAAACGGGGTTCCAATATACATTTCAAATAGGCCGCCGCACATTCAATGTTACATTAGTTAGTTCTTCTGCCAAACCAGAAGCAGTTCGCCAATATATGAACAAATCAATCAAGCGCATCTATATGTGGTTACACGTTGCATCGCAATATGCCAACGTGCAATGTTCTGAACAAATGAATATATACATTTATTTTACTTCTCTTCCAAAGTTATTACCTGAAAAGAATGCCACCATATCCCAAGTAAATGCGAACACTGCATTTACGACATCGTGTCAAACGCGGACAGAAATCAATTTATTTCGTCAGGAAGAATGGTTTAAAACATTTATGCACGAAACGTTTCATAATATGGGGATGGATTTCTCGGCATATGACAATAATCACGTAAATGCCGAAATCTATACCATGTTTCCCGTGAAAACTGACGTTCGGTTGTACGAAACATATTGCGAAATGTGGGGCGAGACGATGGCGATATTGTTTCACGTGTATTATGCAGTGCGGCACAATACGAGCATAGATGACATCCAGACGAAAATGCCCAATATGATACAATCAGTCGAGAATTGCTTGATGCGAGAAATGTATCATTCAATGTTTCAGGTATCAAAGATTTTATCGCATTACGACATAACGTATGATGCATTAATCAAAAAGAACGACAAGGCAAATGCGTGCAAATATAAAGAGGATACTCCCGCATTGTCCTATTTTGTGATTAAATCAATATTGTTATTTAATATGGATTATTTCGTGGTTTGGTGCGATTACAACAATCATTCTTCTTTAAATTTTACGAATTTATTAGAAAAAGACGATATGTATACCAAAATGGCAAGATATTGCGAAATCGTCCGAAAACATTACAACGACCCTGCATATACAGACGCATTGAACCAAATGCAGCAGATGTATAAAGGTATTAAAAAATCACACAAGAATAAGTACATATTAAACAACCTGCGTATGACAATTACTGAATATTGATGTGCCAAATCCCTAATCGTAAAAAAAGAGTGTTTATTACGATTACAAAATAAGAGGATAAGATGAAAGAATTTTTTATTTGTTATTAGAATTTATTATATTTACGCAGAAGCAGCGACCGCTACAGGTTGTAGGAGAGCAAGTGCTTCCGTCAAGCGGCGAATTTCGGCATCTCGTTCAGCCATCTTTTCAGTCAGGACCTTGTTTGCAGCGACTAGCTGTGACATATTCAGTTCGGTCGGGGCAACTTCGGGAATGGGCTTGTGATTAATCTTGAACGCGAAATAGCCAGGAACTTTATCGCCATTCTCATTGCGTACAATGAACTTGTGAAAGTACTTACCGTCATAATAGCCGTGTTGGCGAGAATGCTCTTGGGAGTTCAGTGTGTTACGCAAATTGGCAACTGTCGAATTGTCATTCCAGTGCTCAAAATGAATGAACACCGCCTTGACAGTTCCCACATTGTCAATCTTACGGTCAATGAAATCAATCCGAGACACCTTGCCGAGTTGCAGGTCGTTCTCAATGAATGATTGAAGATGTTTTGGCTGAAACGCGCGAATAGTGCCGTCAGGATGTAACAATGACATACTGTTGGGGATTAGTGGAATATAGAGACTATTCCAGTCAGATTCGGCCAATGGCAAATGTCTCAATTCGGTGACTGCGCCCGCTTCGCCGCCCGCGACTAATGCAACGCTTGGCTTTGGCATTGTTGCTTCGCGCACAGACAAATGCGTCATTTGGTCGCCATTGTCCCACTGAAAGTTTGTATTTTCAACGTGCAATCTGACACTTTGTCCGCGAAGTTGGTCGTCGTCGTTGTCGCCAATGCGAAGCAATGCATCGTACAATGTGTAAGCGACTGGCGTATTGTGCCATACTTTGAACTCAACCAATGCAGTGCGCGTCAAAATAGTTGACTTCAACTTCTGATTGTAATTTTTCTTTTCGATAATGCGAACGTTAAGTGGTTCGCCGATGCACATAATGCTGGACACCAGTTCGGTAACTGTTTCCGACGTGGCATATCCAGCGGGCAATGCAACAATCTGCAAGCACATAGGCTGATATGGGAATAGGTCGCCGCTCACTGCGGGAGAATGGGCGACACAATGCACAACAACAGGTTCAATCTGTTGTCTGTATGCGATGTTGTTGTAGGTAGAACGTGACATTATAAATAATGATGCGAGATAATTTGCCTATAATTATTATGAAAAAAAACTTTCAATTTTTTACGGATTGCCTAGTTCTGCGCGTAACTTCATAAGTTCCGTATCAACCTCGGGTTCTTTTCCACGAATAAAATGCAATAATTTGGCACGTTTGGTTTCTAACAAGATCTGTTTTAAATCTAGATTTTGGTTAAACTTGGCAATTAATGCGACTGTCCTTTCCATTTTATTGCGCGGGTTCTCATTTACTTCATAAAAATCTGGATCAATAGTAATCTGTTTATCTCGTAACACATTGTCTTTCGTCTTTCCAGTCTTGCCTCCCGCAATTCTAGCTAGACTAATATCTTTGGACATTTCGCTATCGCTATCAAGCGAGAACTTCTTATAAAAATCTGGGAAACCCTTCTTAAATTGAGAACCTAGATAATAATGTTCCACCGAATTCCATCGTTTGTCGTCAACTGTAAATGGGACTAGCCAAGCATCGTCTAACTTCCTACGCCAGTCAGCCATATTATTTAATTTATTATATTCAAATGCAGTAGCGTCTGGCATATGTTCTCCCGAACCCTTTCCTGGTCTTGGTGCAGAATTGGACTGGGAATGGAACATAAAGACAATATTCGCGTCATATAGTTCATTATGTATGTAATCGTCATCGCTTTCTTGCGGTTCTCCTTCATTTGCATTTAATCCCAGTTTAAGTTTCATATTACGGAAATCTTGTATTAGATAATAGGGTCCAGCATTGCGTTCCATACATTTATTGATGATAAGCGCCTTGATGTCATACGGTACTTCCGAGAACTTGAGTATATATTTTTCCTTATAAGTGATTAATTTGTAATGACTGCCTGTGTATTCGGTCATAATATAATAATCGGGTCTAAACTGTCCCTGGCGTTCAATGTCCGCATCATTTAGCTGCCCACAGTTAATAACTGAATCGAGATCTCCTGCTCGGTACGAAAGGCTAGACATTAGTATGATTTTAATATTTAATGAGCGTTCAATCGTGGATATAGCCCACGTATCTGCCCAAAACCCGCTCGTTTTTACGAATGCTTTAAAATCATCAACGGTGCGAATGTTTTTCATATAATCAAACTCATCGAGCAATTGTTTTGCCGCTTTCTTATCAATTATAGTTTGCTTGTATTTTTCCACCACGCTATTAGCCTCGGTTAATATTTGTTTTGTCTCGGCTTTATCTTTGCTTTTTTCGCTGCGACCCTTTAATGTATTGCTTGTTTTCTTCAATATCTTCAATATATTTTCGAGTTCTTGGTATTGTCCGTTGAATGCATTATATAGAGAACGATATTCTTTGAAAACGTTTTCGGTAACCGCATCGGATAATATGGCCCGAAGTTTTGCCACAGTTGTTTTTTTACCAATATTTGCAAATGCATCGCGTATAACGGCAAAGAAACAATCGCCGCAACCCTCGTTGTCTACAATATCATAATTTCCGTTCTTCATAAACTTGGCGATCCACTTGTTCTTGGTCGAGACGCTATATGATTGCTTGTTTTTATCCGACATATCATTTGTTTCTTCTGGCAGCATATCAGGCATTTCAAATCCAGGGATTTCTTCAAATATCCCATCTTCCAGCATCGTATCATTTATCTTGGCGACGCTCGTTTTTTTACTTTCGTCTATTTTCAATTTCATAACGTCGTCCGTTTCGTCATCCAATACAATGGCACTGGCATTGATACTAGTCGGTTCGTCCAATATAATAACATCGTCGGAGATATTCACATCTGGCTCTTCCGCTTGCACAGCTTGTTCCTGTTTTTCGGGGCTATTTTTCTTCGTTTCGGCAACCAATTTATGTAAATATTCCTTTGTGATAAAATAGAGAACCTTGCCCTTTTCTAACATTATATCGCCGTCCTCGTCCAGACTATCAATTAATTTATTGCTGGGAAACTCTACCACACCAATTCTAGACTTAACCTCGTCATTTACCATTAGATAAATAGAAAAATAGACGACATTGTGTGCAGAATATGTATGTTTTTCTTTACCAATGCCGATTTGTATTGGCTTTCCGAATAAATTTACATCATATATAGACGACGATTGCCCCACATCTGTTTCATCCACCGTTTTGTTCTCATTGTAATTGATTTTATCGGGGTATAGCTGAGATTTCACCATAGAAGAATGTAGTATAACATAACATTATATTACATTTTTATCTTATTTACCATAGTATTCATTATGCGATACACTTGGTCATAATGTCTTTCATATCCATATACTTAAATATAATGCGACTAGACAGTCCGAGATGGTCCTTCGCTTTATATGCAGAATATTGGTAAATATGTGTGCCGATCGGATTCCAACCAGCATGTTCTCGTAGATATCCAAAAGCCGCCTTGATATATACATTGAGAATTTCAATTAACTCTTCTACATAATGCATTTGCCCTTCAATATCGGTCGCAAGTACTACTTTATCTTTTATCGTCGCAAGTATTTCTATAATATCGTCTTCTGTCATTAATTTATGATTCATCAAATTTACTAAAAACACTGAAATAGATTTGCGTTTGTCATTTTCCTTTGTGATTTCACAATATTTATTATAATCTTTATCTGGGTCAACGTAGACGATGTTGTCAAAACTTGTCAAATAGGTCGATTTAAACTGCACGATGGGCGATTTAAGTTCAGGATGGACATCTACTAATTTTCTATACAACTTGGCATATAACTCTGAATGTGTTTTGTTAATACAGGCCACTTCAAAAATTAAACTTGCAATTTTCCGAATGACGATCTCATCATCACAATCAGGATGTGCAAACGTGTCCTCAATATATTCAAACACACTTACCTGAATGGTATCATAATTTTTGATTGACAGCTTATTTAACCCTCCTTTAATGTCGGTAAACAGCTTGTCTATGCCCTCTTTCTTTGCAATGTCAGTAGTTTTAAACGGGATCTGCTTTTCCCATCCTCCATCTGAATGATTATTATTGCCTAAACGTCCCCGTTTTACATTCACCCTGCGATTGCGGTCGTCGCCAGAATAATTATTTGGGGCATCGGCGGGAGGTGGGAGTGGGGCAGTAGAAACACCCAATTCAACGCCCAGTTGCTTAATAATCTGTAACACCGTATCGGGCAACGTGTACGTCATATTTGACGAAATTGTGGCGTAATCTGTAATTTTGTACATTGCCGTCATTTATAGTTGTTACTATTATATGATACCATATTTTTATATGCATTTACGGATGCAATTAGATAAGATGTAATTTAAAAACGTTATATCTAAAAAATCATAGACGTTCGACAATAAAAAATACAATAATTACACTATAATTTGCGTGCAGTTTTTATTTGTATTGGAAGTGGAATAGAGTGTCATCATTGTCGTTATGTATAATATTTTCTTTATCATCATCATCATCATCATCGTCGTCGCTGGTGTCGCATTCGTTTCCGCAAACTGTTTTGTCGTCTGCAATGTCGTCTTCGTAATCGTCACTGCTGCTGCTATCATCCCCCACTATATATTCTTCATCGCTGCTGCTACCATCGTCGCTATCTTCTTCTAATCGTTTGGCGCACGGATGCAAACTATGCCAAAGCATTCCAATCATCCGCCAACAAGGTTCCCTCAATTTATCCAATTTATACTGCAATACGTGCCAGTTACGTCCACATCCTCCTTTTTCTATCGGAACGGTAAATTCGCGACACGTCAAATCCTGTGTCCGTAGCCAATCTTTTCCGAGTTTTTCTTCCATCTCTTCTTCTCTGAAATATTCATAATGCCGAATCATAATGTTGTCCTCAAACGCAACGCGTTTCTTAATCGTCTGCATCGTATTTCATATATTACATAATAGTTGCATAATATATTTTCCAAATAAAAGCATTCAATTTTACGTAGCAGAGCACTCGTTCATTCAAAATAATTCAAATCGGATGATAGATATATTATGGAGTTATATCGTAAATTAATGGTCAATTTCAATGTAAATGTCGACGTGAAAATAGATATATCGCAAAACCCGACGACAGAATCCGCATCATCGCCGTCCGCATTTCATATATCGCAAATTCAACAATTTAAGTTACCGATAGAATATTTGAACTCGTCGGATATATTTGCGCTATCCCCAATCGTATCAAGTGATTTAGAATTAGTTGTGACAAAATCGGAACGTAGCATGTATGAGTATCTGTTCCAGCCAACCCATACATTTGGCAAACTGTTAGTTCCGTCTTGGGGGAAAACGTACACGACGAACACGATATTTTTAAATGATACCCGACACATCGTTGAGAACTTTGATAAATACAATGAATGTGTAAAAACCGAGAACCCAGTAGATTGCAAACGTATGTTTGAAGTATGGGACGCCGTAAAACAAGATACCAGTTTTCAAGAGCGATATGGATATATGGAGTGGGAAATGTTAAAGCAGTTTAACCGTTCGCCGCCGTTTTTGCAATTGCTGTCATTTATGAACGTCCTCTCGCCCGCGGTGAGTCTGTTATTGCCCTTCGTTTTTATACTTTTCCCGTTCCTATTATTAAAAATCCAAGGCGTCCCGATTTCATTTGAGACGTATAAGGAGGTTTTGATGAATATCGCAAAGCACCATTTTATTGGTAAAACCCTCGCGAATTTGCAGTCATTTAGCTGGGATAAGATTGCGTATTTGATAATTACGGTTGGTTTATATGGCTTG